ATTACGAAACTTTTATAAAAAAGTAAAGGTCTCCCAACAGAAGACCCTTAATATTGTAAATAGACAATTTTATTTTATTAAAATACGTAAAATACTGATAATAAAATTAGTAAACTTGAATACATCTATCCATACGTAAAGACGCTGTGATAGTTGCAATGTCATCTCTCGAATAATCAAGTTCGTTGAAGTTCAAATCAGTTAAGAATGTACCTTGAAGAATCCACTTTTCAACCACAACTCCCGTTGGGTCTAACATTTCTAATTCAATGTCTTTCTTATAACCTGCTGCGTAACCCATACGACCCGTTACTGACTCCGCATGTAAACGGAACCATTCCATCAACGCTTGTGACGCTGAAGGTCCAATTGGGTCTTTAAATGTTACTCTTAGTTCATTCCATTCGAATCTACCAGCAACATAAGTTGATGTATTGATGAACGGTATTGCTACTGAATTGATTTTTGCGCTTGGTCTTGCCGTTGATGCTACATACCATTCGTTGATACCCAATGAAGAGGGAAATCTTAGTATGAAACGGTTAACTCTTTTCGGTTCGTATGGAACCGGCATTTTCATTAATAAATCTGCCATGTCTATTTTTTGTTTTTAATTTTTTTTTATTTACCTTACCTATAAATATACTCTTATTGAAAAATAATTTATTTTTACAAAATACTTGTTAATGTCAAAAATTTTTCGTATTTTTTCACTATACTAGTATCTAGTACTAGAAATTCTTTAACTAGTTTAATAAAACTAGATATTAAAATACTAGATAATAAAATACTAGTTCTAGAATACTGGAGCATATATACTGGGTATTATAATTTTATATTTTTTATACTTTTTTTGTTTCTCGTGAAACATATAAGTTGGGAAGGATTTTACACCTTCCCTTTTTATTTTATTAAATATTATCAAATGAAGCTCCTGTTGGTGTTATTACGAACTCAACATCAATAAATTCAAGTGAACGAGTAGGTTTAATAAATATTTTACCTCTCATTGTATTTGCATCTATATCAGCTGGGTCACTTGAAACCGTTACACGGAAATCATAAAGACCTCTTTCTCTCTTAATCGCATCCAATATCGGATTTACTAACCTCAAGAACTCGTTACGAACTTGGTCGTCATTTTGTTCAAATATTAATCTAATCGCTACCGCTGAAATTAATTTTCTTGCTCTTAATAACAATCTTCTTACATTTATTCTATCAAGTGCTGATTCTCTTACTTGTAGAGTTTTATTACCCCAAATAATTGTACCTGTATCAGAGAAAGTAGCAATTGGATTGATTCTATTTTTGTAAAGTTCATCTCTTTCATCAAGTGTTAGTTTCTTAACCGCTTTGATTGATTTCACTAAACCTCTTGAATAACCCGCTACCGCGAACCATGGGAACGATACATTATCAGTTAATGCTATGTTTCTTACTACCTCACCCGTTGGTGGAATATAAATTTGAGTTGCGTTATCCGCATCTATAACTTGAATCCAAGGGAAGTAAGTAGCCGAATAGTTAGTATCCATTGACACACCATCTAATGCATTAACTACCTCATCAACTGTATCATAATTTGGTGGACTAATTATATAAAGTGAATCCGCTCTATCTTGTTCAACCATATCGATTGAATAAGAAGTTAGTGAACTGTGGTCGTAGAAGTTAATACCGGGAGTTGCAAATATGTTAATATCAACAGCTTCAGGGTTACCAAAAGTGTCAATACCTCTAACATATGCGTAATAATCACTATTTCCTACCGTTGTACTAAACAAACCACCATTGGTTGTATTACCTGAAACATAAGTTTTCTTACCAAAGATATAACTATCACCATAAGTTCTTACATTTCTGTATATATCCCAACCATCAAATCCACCACATAATGCTAATGTAAATTTACGATAGTTGATATCACTTATTACACTACCTGCTGGTTGACCCTCTAAATCATAAGGTGTTGTTATATATGTTGTACCTGTGATTGTAGATGCGTTTGTTGATAAGTGGAAACCTTTAGTTGTATTAAGTGCCGCTTTACCTTTATATTTTAACAAATCATCATCATAACCTGTTTGAGTTGAGAAACCTAAACATACTTTTCTAATACTATCTCCTGAAGATGTGATTGGTGAACCGTCATAATTATAACCCGTAACATCACCAGCCCCATAGTAATCAGTTTTATACATTACAGAACCTAAAGTGTCTCCACCAAAGTTTGAGTTATTTACAAATCCTTTAAAACCTGATGGGTATGCGTCTGTTGGGTGTCTATTAGCCATATTCAACATAATGTATTTTGAATTCAATTGATATTCACCATCAGATGTACCCACTTTTTTAGCGATATATCCCGGAACATCTGGATTCATTGAACATCTTGTGAATTTTTCAAGAACAACCATGTTATCATCTGTATCATAGTATTCACGAACTAACATATCGAATTCGTATGTATCAACATTAATATTAACGATTGAAATTTTAAGTTGTGTGTTAGCATCCTCACCGTCAGAAATTGTAATTATTTCAAATAAATCTGCAACATTACCACCTCTAACTTCAGAAACAACTGTTGGTGACATTGGTGTATCATATTCTGTTAAGAAGTTAGTAGTTTCAGTATTATAAACTTCAGTTAAACTGATACCTCTAATATAACCTTGTTGAAAAGCTTGTTGTAAATATTTTGGATAAGATTCATAAACATAAATCGGAATATCTCCTTTTGATTTATCAAATACATCAACACCTAATACTTTAGTAATGTATTTTGATGATGTAGTATCTAAACTACATGTAAATGTTTTTGCTCCACTTGTTGCTCCTGTTACATTGATTGTAAATTCAGATAATGGGTTTACCACTAAATCCGAACCTGAAATATTAAAGTTAGTATTTCCTGTAACTTCTAAATTTAAAGTTTGACCAACATATGAACCTCTTGACCTAAATGCTGCAACAACTTGTTCATCATAATCACTATATGTGGTAGCACTATATGTATATCTTGTTACATTAAATAAACTTGTACCACTATTATAAATGAATAGGAATGAATAAACTTCTGTACCAGCCGTATTAACTAATGTATTATACCACTCTTTTGAGTTGTAATTATTTGCGTTATCCAAACCTGTTAATGGTGAGATAACTTCAGTACCTGTTAAACCCGATGTTCCTGAAAATGGTACATTACCCAAAACAAACCAATTACCGGTATTACCTGATGTAAAACCACTATAGAATGTTACCATATAATCAGTAATGGTATTTCCGTCGTAAGCTTTCTTATCTGATAAGAAAGTGTAGAAAGTACTACCTGTAATACCTGTTGTTGATGGGATTGTAGTTCCCGTTGTGGTTCCACTTAATCCTCCAACCTCAACACCACCGATTGTTTTAATCGCAAATGTTTTAACTGGTTTATATCCTGTTAATCCAAGAACTCTTGTAACAAATAGTTGATTTGATTCTTGAAGATATGCTTTTGCGACATAAGGTAACTCATATTTAGGGTTATCATTACCGTCTTTTTCCGGTGATGTACCTCCAAAATATAATTTGAATGAATCAAAATCTGTTATTAAAATTGGTTCGAAAGCGGGACCTCTTAAAGTTTCCCCCACTAACCCCAATGTACTCACCCCAACACTTTGTGCTACGAATGATAAATCTTTTTCTGATGTATACACACCAGGAGATACAAATACTCTATTTGAATTTGCCATTTTTTCTTGTTTGGTTAATTAATTTTATTACTTTTCTATAAATATCTTTGTTTTTAGCAAAGATTTCCTTGATTTTATTAAAAAATATACTTATAGACACTAATTTATCTTTTAGTATCAATATTTATCTTTATCATGGAGAATACCACCAAAAACATTAAGGTTAGTGAGAAACATCACAAGATGTTAAAAGAATATTGCGATAAAAAAGGATTAAAAATTTATAAAATTGTTCAGAAGTGGATTGATGAAACTTGTAAAGAAGATAAATCCACAGAAATACCAAAGAAAAAAGATATCTACGGAGATTAATTTTTAAGAACTACTTGGAGTTGGGGTAATCGTTGGAGTTTTAGTTGGTGTTGGTGTAATGGTTCTTGTTGGGGTAATAGTAGGTGTGATGGTTATAGTTGGTGTTATGGTTGGTGTTGGTGTTGGTGATAATGCTGGAGTAAATGTTGACGAACCTTTTGTTGTCACAAAATTAAAATTACTTCTCCCAATTGTATCAACAGTTAACCCACTAAAAGTACTTGTTTGGTTTAAATTCCCAAAAGAACCCGCAACCGTATATTCAGTTGTTCCTGAAATTTGTTTAGGTTCAATAAATAATTTAACCGGTATTGTGACTGTAGTTCCTGTTGTAACACCCAATATATCATCAAATGTAATCTCAACCGTTTTATCAACTTTACGAGACGCAATCACCGAATATTGTGAAACAATTGAACCACTTGAATATGAACTTGTTATCGATAGATTAATCTCAGGTCTTGGTGTTCTACTTGAACTTAAATCAGTTTCTAACATAGTCAACACCCTGTTGATTGCGGGTTTAACTTCAAACTCCTCTTCATCAATTAGGAAACCTAACATTGTAAAGGTGTAATTTTGGATGTAAAACCTTCTACCATCCAAAGTATCCATTGGGGTGTTATCTTCGATTCTATCCAACACTATGGGTATATAGTGACCTTTTACAGAGGTATATGATTGACGAGATGAAAACTTTTGTAAAACAACCTTGTTAAATTTATTTATGTCTCTAAATTTTGTACAAACAATTGTTACATCAAAAGTAATATCAACCGCAATTGGTTGTGGGATTTTGTAAATGTCAGCACCAAGTTGATTACCATCCCATGTCGGAACACTAGCGTAAAAAAAATCTCTTCTATCGGGTATTGTTCTTTGTATTGCTGGATTTGTACCAAATTGAACATCTGGTTTTCTTACAATTGCAATAAATGGTAATTTAATATTACCGTCATCATCTGAAAATGTCCAATTATTGGTAAATTCCCCCCATCTTTGTATTGTTAATATTTTTGGAATAATCGGAATTTGATTACCATCAGAAATAACTTTGAAGTGTTCTTTAATAAAATTAAGCATACCCAAGTCAAGGTCGTCATGTAGAACCGAATCAGGTAAATAAGTGTCAGATTTAGTTATTCTTTCTAATAACTCTTTTCTTCTACCAATAATTGAGCCTTCCTCATTTTCATGTTGACCGTAAACTTGTATATTGTTTTTTCTTTTAGGTATTCCCATAATTAAATCCCTCTAAATTCTGTTTCTTGTGTTGGAACACAAAGTATCGTTCTATAAAATGGTTTATAACCAAACATATTATGTTTATTGTCTGCAGTTAATTTACCATCGTTTGATACCGTATAATATCTTATTTTTTCTTCGGATTCTTGATATCCGATATAATCACCGTATCTAATATCCACTTTTAATTCTTCTAAATGGTTTAGGTAAACGGATATTGTCATATTACCAGGTTCCAAATATCTATTTAAACCTTTAGTATAACTATTGTTTTTAGATTCTTCAACCTTAACTAATCCGAAAAATTCAACAGGAGGTAAAAATTTAATATCATCTTTACCAACTTCACCATAGACTTCATCGGTATCGGTTTTTTGTCTATCAACTCTAAATAACACCAATTTCATACCTAAATCACCATGCAAGTACTCCTCACCCATTCTAACATTTAAATCAAAGTCATCTTGGGAAAAAAATTTACTTATTCTTGTTATTGGCAATTTATTACTCATATCAATAAATAGTACCATTATTGATTCTAATTCGTTATATTTAGGATTATATGGAAAGTAAGATACCCGAAATAGAAGCAAGGGATATACTGACGAATTATGAAGGGTTTAATAACCAAATATTAGAATTCAAAAGAAAGTTTTTAGAGGTAAAAAATTTCCAACTAACTCGTCCCCAAGCTGAATATGTTATAAAATACCATGAGGTAGTACCTCGTGTTGCTAAAAAAAATATTATAATTGCATCAAATTTTGGTGAAAAAATAATGGAAGATAAACATCTTCCAAAAGAACCTGAAAAAATATGGTGTGAAAAATTATTATGTGAAAGTGATAAAGCTTACCATATTTGGGGTCGTATTTCAGAAAATGAAAAAAATTATGCGATGTGGATTCCTAAGTCATCGATAATACAGGAGGAGAAAAAATTAAATAGAGAAATTGATTATTCCGTTTATTCAAATAGACCACCAATGGAACATCAAAAAATTGCAATTGAAAAATTATTAGCAAATGATAGGTTTATACTTGCTGATGATATGGGTTTGGGTAAAACCACTTCCGCAATTATTGCATCATTAGAAACTAAAGCAAAGAAAATTTTAATTATCTGTCCAGCATCACTAAAGATTAACTGGCAAAGAGAAATTGAAAATTACTCAGATAGAAAAGTTTTAATTGTTGAAGGTAAAAAATGGGGGTCAACATTTGATTATTACATTATTAATTATGATATAATTAAAAATTATCACTCTATGGAATCCGTCGGGTTAGGTGAAGAAATTAGACAACCAATATTAAAAGAAAAATTTGATTTGGTAATAATTGATGAAGCTCATTATATCTCAAATGCAACCGCACAAAGAACTAAATTAATTAATGATATTGTTGGAAAAATTCCAAAAGTTTGGTTATTAACGGGAACACCAATGACATCAAGACCAATTAATTTCTATAATCTTCTTAATATTGTTGAGTCACCA